CAGATTGAGAAGGAGCTTCTGGAGAAGCAGCGCGATCTGGCATCCGCTAAGACGGAGTCACTTAAATCCGCAGCGAAGATCGAGGAGCTTTACACAAAAGCCATGGCCGCCATGAAGCGATACAGCGGTCAGGAAGAGGATGATCCAGATGGAGGTTATTAAGTGTTACTCCGAATTGAGCCTTATTCCTACATTTGAGGCAAGGTACCGATATTTGCGCCTCAACGGGACTGTCGGTAAAGATACATTTGGCTTTGACCGTTATATGAATCAGTTCTTCTACAAGTCTCCGGAGTGGCGGCGTGTCAGAGATTTGGTCATCACCAGAGATGGAGGCTGTGACCTTGGCGTTCCTGGCAGGGAGATATTTGGTCGGATTATTATCCACCACATGAATCCTATTCAGCCAGAAGATATTCGTGACCGAAGTGAGTTTCTTCTTGACCCGGAATACCTTATCACCACAATTCACGACACACACCTTGCGATTCATTACGGAGACGAACATCTGCTGATGCAGACTCCTGTTGAGCGCAGGCCAAACGATACCTGCCCGTGGAAACGATGAAAAGCGCATATTCTGCAACTCCCTTTATGGAATAAAGGAAAGGAGTTGTCACTATGTTTGACAAAATGTTTGAAGCTATTGCTAGAAATCGACTGCAAGAAAACGCGATTGGCAGGTTAAGTGAAAAGCTGAGCGATCGCCATTACAGAAAAATTGGAGCCATTGTAAAATTACCGAACGGCACCGATGGACTTGATATGGTGAAGGTCAGCGCATCGAACCTCAAACGAAACGTTTTGTTCTCTGTGGTTACTATCGGCGCAGCTATCGCGGCAGGCAAACTTGGCAGCATGAATCATTAGTCCAAAGCAAGAGACGGTGGAAACACGGTCTCTTGTCGTTTTGTCAGGTTATCATTCCAGATAGTCACGGAAGGGGTGAATATGTTTGAGGGAACAACATTATCAATACCTGGCCCATTACGGCATCAAAGGCATGAAGTGGGGTGTTCGCCGTACCCCGGAACAGTTAGGCCACATTCGTAATCCGGAACGAGCGGCCAGAAGGGATGCCAAAGAGTATGCAAGGGCCAAAATGTTCTACGGTGAAGGCGCAGGGACCAGGCGAAAGCTCATCAAAAATACAGTTGAGGAGCGGTCGAAGAATCCAGCTTACAAGAAAGCCTTTGATGAAGCACTGTCGAAGCAAGACATGGCAAAGCATGTGCAGAATGCGAAAACCGAGCGCAAGGTGAGGGACGCCAAGAATACCACTGCCAAAACCGGGCGCGGCGTTATCAACATGGTGACCGGGCATCCGGAGCGGCTTAGCGCAGGTATGGCTGCTGTGGCCGCAGTGCTCGCGGTAGCGCATCAAACAGGTGCAGACAAGATAGCCATCGACTCAGCCAAGAAGGCGTATCGTTCGGTAGTGAACGACATCACCATCGCAAGGGGTAAACAGGCTGTTGAAAAGATTTTAAACAGGAGATGACGCTTATGGAACATTACAACAAGCCATCACCTCAAGACTATCTTTCGCGCTGCCATAAGCCCTCTCCGCAGGAGTACCTTGCCCATCACGGAATCCTCGGCCAAAAGTGGGGCAAGAGGAACGGTCCGCCTTATCCTTTGGACGCTGGAAGCCATTCTGCATCAGAAAAGCGAGCCGGTTGGAGAAAATCCCTTGACAAGGGCAGCGATAAAAGTAATAATAAGAAAGGGATCAAGAACGGCGAACCACAAAAGAAGGGCCTGACCGACAAACAGAAGCGGGCCATCAAAGTGGGCATAGCTGTCGCTGCCACAGCGCTGGCTGTTTATGGTGGCTACAAGCTCAAGCAGTCAGGTAAGCTGGACCCACTGATTGACAAAGGTAAGAAGCTGACAGGGGATATTTTAGATCAGTTTGGTGATAAACCCATCAGTAGCTTTGACCCTGCTCCAGTGCAGAAAACGGTAGAAACCGTTAAGGGGTTCAGGAAGCTCGCCCAGCCGGAATCTTTGACGGATACGCTTCGCAAAACGAATCCATTGAGAGGTACTGATGAAGCAAAAAACAACTGTGTTCTCTGCGCCATTAGTGCTTTTATGCGACAGGCCGGATACGATGTTACTGCGGGCAGCACAGGCGGTGTTCAAATTAACCCTGCTGCCACGGTTGAAAAGTGCTTTAAGGGCGCCAAAATAGTAGAAGGCTCCGCCGTTAAATTTGGCAGATCACAGAAAGATGCAGCCGAAATGCTCGTCAAGCGGTTTGGTGAAAATGCGCAAGGCATTTGTGGAATACAATGGAAAGGCGGTGGCGGTGGTCACACATTCAGTTGGAAAATCGTGAACGGCGTAGTATCTTTCTTCGATGCGCAAGTTGGAAGCAGTGATGTAAGCCGATATTGGAATGGAATCGACTTATCAGGGAATTTGACTTTAGCCCGACTTGATGATTTGGAAATTGACCTTGACGCGGTTTCCAAGTTTATAAGGAGGGCATAACGCATATAATGCAGAGATTTTTATGAAAGGAGAAATTTCTATGTACAGATGTGCTGGAAGTGGTATGATTGAGTATGAAACCTTAGCAGAAATGCTTGACGGTCCAATTCTGTTCATTAGTGAATACGATGGGTTTTATTATGTACGTATGCAGCCACAGGAAAACTATGATAATGGAATGTATAAGATCAACAAGCTGACAGGAAAGGTTTCAAATCTGTATTTCACCGAGTACCTTTGCACGGTTATGGACAAAGCAAAAGAAATCGACCCCGCAACTTTGAGAAGAGGAGCTTAACGGCTCCTCTTTCTCTTTACAAAACTGTTGGTACATGAGGGCTGATTGCGGGTGTTCCTGCGGCAATGATACCACATCTGATCGTAGATCATTTTTCATCCGGCTGCGTTTGGGGCGCTGCCGGAGCAGAGTTTGTTGAGGGGGCAAATTCAACAGAGTGTGTGTCTATGACTGCTTCAAAACTTGCAGTCAGTCTTCGTGTGCTAACAGTTTTCAACGTCCAATATACCAAATCTCTCACTACCGATGATACCGCTGCGCATATTTTGCAAGCTCTTTTATGGAGAGAAAGAAGTGAGACACGAAGGAGCGTGGGAACAGGCCACGTCCGCTGGTGGCGGATAATAGTACCGCTTAACGGCTGGTTTTCGATGGGCCAGCACCTGTACTTTCTCTTTTTTCCTTTTGCTGTACGCACAATCCACAGCTCCTTTTATGGGAAGAAAACTTCCAATATTTGAAAGGAGACTAAAATAATGGAAAAGGTTTATACCGTTAAGGAAATGAACAGAGCGATGAAAAAAGCCCAGGTAAAGCGGTGGATTCATGACAAGGCAGATGATTTCCAAAATTGGTTCAGCAGTAACAAGGAAGTGATTCTGATTATTGGGCCGACTGTCATTGGCGCTACGACGGCACTCATCAAAGTTGTAGGCAAAAATGTCAATCTGCGCAAAGAAAAGGATGTAAAAGAACTGTACTGTTATGACCGGTCTTTGGGACATTATTGGGCCTTGCGGAGAGAACTCACGAACCGTGAGTGGGTTGAGATCGACAAAAGGAAGAAGAACGGGGAGCGTTTAGCAGATATTTTAAGCGAATTGAAAGTTCTGAAGTAAATTCAAACCAGGAAAGGGAACCGTGGAAACAAGGTTCCTTTTCTTTTGCCAATTTTTCAGTAAAAAAGGAGGGTCCATGCCCTATGGAGACTACTGAAAGCATCCTGACCTCCACCAAGAAAATGTTGGGTATCGACGCGGGCTATACACACTTTGATGCCGACATCATCATGCACATCAACAGCGTCTTTTCGATCCTGACACAAATGGGTGTCGGGCCCGCCAATGGTTTCTCCATCACCGGTGAGAGTGAGCAATGGAGTGATTTCATTCCTGATTGCTCAGATAGCTTTTCGTTTGTGAAATCTTATATGAATCTAAAGGTCAGGCTCTTATTTGATCCGCCGCTCAGCTCAGCCGTCATAGAGTCGATCAACCGGCAAATCAGCGAATTTGAGTGGCGGCTTTTCGTGGCTGCTGACCCGGTAGATGAAACCAGCGGAAAGGAGGGAAGTCAAAATGGATAAACGGGAACTATGGCATCACGGCATCAAAGGCATGAAGTGGGGTGTCTGGCGCTATCAGAACGCCGATGGCACATTGACCCCCGCCGGTCAGAAACGGTATGACCGTGATAAGCGGGAGCAGGCATCCAAAAAGAAAGACAGTCGGATCGACGTGTCAAATCCCGACCCGAAGCGCTGGGCCAAGGAGGATCTGGAGCGCTCGAAGGGGGTTGTTGATTCGAGTGCCAGCGTCGTGAAGCAAATCAAGACTATGGAAGAGAGCAGCAGACCGCGAAAAGATCTTTCTCATATGAGTGATAAAGAGCTACGCGATCAAATCAACCGAGAGCTTTTGGAGCAGCAATACGCAAAGTTGTTTCCGGAAGAATCACACGTGACTGTTTCAAAAGGCAGAGAGTATTTGAACACGACTCTGGAAGTGGCTGGAGGCATCCTGACTGTTACGGGCTCCGCTTTGAGCATTGCGCTGGCAATCAAACAGCTGAAAGGATAGGTGATGACGATGGAGTTACAGCATCACGGTATCCTGAATCAAAAATGGGGTGTGCGGCATGGACCGCCTTATCCTCTCGGTGGAGGGGACTATACCCAATCTCAGAGAAGAGCGATCATGAACAAGCGGAAAGCGGGGAACAGCATTTACAACAAAAAGCATTTCGATGAGGTGCTGAAAGTTGGTAAAACAACGCTGAGTACGCTGTCCTACGACGCCAACCGTACAAAGGGCACCGACATGTTCTATGCCACACATAATGTTCTCGATAAGCACCAATATAACGCGTTGTTCAACAGGCCAATTCCGCAAACGGTGTATGACGGCGAAGGTAAGAAAATTGGAACCGGGATGTTTCTGAAATACCGGATCGACAACTCCATCAAAACCGATTTGCGGGTGGCGAGCGAGGACTCCGGGGCCAAAATTTTCATGGAGCTGTACAAACAGGACCGTGACTTCTACAATTTCGTCACGGACCAGAATCGAATGCGAAGCTACTTTGTGAGAGATAAGTACAAGTTCAAGGGGTATAGAGAGTCTGCTGCGGCACTTGACCGTATGAAGAAGCCGGACTACGTCCCTTCCTCCGCGGACCTTCAAACTGTCTATAGGATGTTCAACTATGTTATTCCATATGACGGGGCAGGGGACGTCCGAAAGGGCCGCGATGTCTATGTGCAGCGAGCCAAGTTCTTCAACAAATGCAAGAAGGACGGCTATGGAGCCATCCTCGACACAAATGATGCAATTTACGGCGGTTTTAAGGCCAAATCTCCAATCATTGTGTTTGATATGGAGCATGTAGTTCCAAAGAATGTCTATCAGACGAAGATGATTGACCGGAAAGTTTCAGCTCTGGTGCTTGCCGGAAGAAAAGCATTGGGCCTGTAACGCAGAGGCGGTGAGTAGATGCTGTCAAACACTGCTGTTCCACGTTACTATGGGGCCTTTCGGGATGCGGTGATCCGTGGCGAAATTCCGGTGTGTAAAGAAGTCGAGCTTGAGATGAACAGAATTGACGATCTGATTGACAATCCTGCCTACTACTATGACGACATGGCGGTCGAGGGATGGATCGAATACTGCGAAAACGAGCTCACACTTACCGATGGCTCAGACTTTCATATGCTGGACACCTTCAAACTTTGGGGGGAGCAGGTGTTTGGATGGTACTACTTCGATACCCGCTCTGTCTACGTCCCGAATACGGATGGGCGTGGAGGACGTTATGTCAAGAAGCGGCTCAAGAAACGCTTGACAAACAAGCAGTATCTGATTGTCGGACGGGGAGCATCAAAATCGCTTTACGATTCCTGCATTCAGTCTTACTTCCATGTGGTCGACGGTTCTACCACCCATCAGATCACGACGGCTCCGACAATGAAGCAGGCCGAGGAAGTAATCAACCCCATCAAGACCGCCATCACACGGGCAAGAGGGCCTTTATTCCAGTTTATGACGGAGGGCTCTTTGCAGAATACAACCGGTTCCAGAGCAAACCGTGTGAAGCTGGCCCCCACAAAGAAAGGCATAGAAAACTTCATCTCCGGCTCTCTGATTGAAGTCCGTCCTATGTCGGTCGACAGGCTCCAGGGACTGCGCTGTAAAGTGGCCACGGTTGACGAGTGGCTGTCTTCTGCCGATGCCCGTGAGGATGTCATTGGCGCCATTGAGCAGGGTGCTTCCAAACTGGACGACTACATTATCATCGCAACCAGCTCGGAGGGCACTGTCCGGAACGGGGCGGGTGACACCATCAAAATGGAGCTTATGAACATCCTCAAAGGTGTTGGGCGGCCTCAGCCGCAAATCTCGATTTGGTGGTACAAGCTGGATTCCGTGGAAGAGGTAGCTTACCCGGAAATGTGGGTAAAGGCCAACCCGAATCTTGGAAAGACGGTGACCTATGAAACCTACCAGAGAGACATCGACAGGGCAGAGACTGCTCCGGCTACCCGAAACGACATGCTAGCGAAAAGGTTCGGCCTGCCGATGGAAGGGTACACCTATTACTTCACCTACGAAGAGACACTTCCGCATCGCCGGCAAAAGTTCTGGCAGATGCCCTGCGCTCTCGGTGCAGACCTCTCACAGGGAGATGACTT